GTGCTTATGGTCTTAGGTGGTCTTGAATATTGGAAAATGAATTGTGGTGAACTATCAGACCCAGGAAATTATTTTATGAATCTTGCTATTAAAAAACATGACATAGATCCAGAAGAAATGGATATGACTGCAAGTTTTCAAACTGGTTTATTTGCTGCACAATTATATAATAACTGTGATATATTTTTAGAGCAAACAAAAAGTATTGGTTTAGATATGATGCTTAAAAAATAAGTATGTACAATAACGTTTATTGTGATATAATATACCCATGATATTATTCAAAGAACTTACTTACAAGAACTTTCTCTCAACAGGCAACAACCCAATAATAATAGATCTCAATAAGTCGAGATCTACTCTTGTTGTTGGTACAAATGGTACAGGTAAATCTACCATTCTCGATGCCATATCATTTGCTTTATTTAATAAGCCACATCGTAATGTCAAAAAGGGTGGCTTAGTTAATTCAGTAAACGGTAAAGGTTGTGTGGTCACTATAGAATTTGATACTGCCGGACATACTTGGAAAATAATACGTGGTATTAAACCAAATAAGTTTGAAGTATATCAAGATGGTAACATGATAGATCAGCAGACTAATGTTAGAGACTATCAAAAGTTCTTAGAGCAAAACATATTAAAGCTTAATCATAAATCATTCCATCAAATTGTCGTTCTCGGTTCGAGTTCGTTTATACCATTCATGCAATTGAAAGCGTGGGATAGACGTGATGTCATTGAAGATCTATTAGACATTGGTGTATTCAGTAAGATGAAGACTGTATTAAAAACACGTAATGCTCAAGCTAAAGAATGGGCAAAGAATTCACATGTTGCATCGAATAATCAGAAAGATAAAATAGAACAACAAAAGAAATATATAACACAATTAGAAGAGATTAATAAAGATGCAAAGCAATCATTTAATGAGGACATAGCAGATCTTCAAAAGAAGATAGATTCTGCAAAGACTAAATTGGATAAATATCCTGATGGCTTACGTGGCAATCTCAATTCCTTAAGGAAAGTCAGAGAAGGTTTGACTGATGCTAAGGGTAGATGTAATCATGTTATGAAAGAGCTTGTTGGTAGAGCTAAGTTTTTTGAGGATAATGATGATTGCCCTACATGCACACAAGAGATTAATAAACAATTAAAGACTGCAATGCTTATTGAAGTCAAAGACCAAGCAAGGAAAATACAACAAGAGATTACCCACAACACAGCAAAGATGGATTCTACTGTTGATACCTTAGATGGTGTACAGACACAGATATCTGAAATGGCTGATATTAATTCTAAGATCTCGGCTCATACAAATAATATGACTGCATTAATCAATAAGCAAGTCAAAGAAGTTGATATTGATAAGCCAGCTAAAGAGCTCGTGGATATGACCTATGATTTAATTGATATACAGGACAATCTAACTGAAGCTCAGGATGAGATATTATATAACGAAATAGCCGCTGAGATGCTCAAGGATACAGGTATTCGAACGAAAATAATTAGAGAGTACTTACCGGCGATGAATGCCCTTATAAACAAGTACTTACAGGTACTTGAGTTTTTTGTGGCATTCCATTTAGATGATAACTTTCAAGAGTCAATCAAGTCAAGACATAGGGACGAATTTGTATATGACAATTTCTCAGAAGGTGAGAAGATGCGTATTGATTTAAGTCTACTGTTTGCATGGAGACAGATAGCAAAGATGAAAAACTCTACAAACACAAATCTGTTAATCCTTGATGAGACATTTGATTCATCTCTAGATGATGATGGTACAGACAATCTAATGAAGATCTTAAAGACACTGGAAAGTCATACCAACACATTTATTATCTCTCATAAGCCAGACTTCCTTGAGAGTAAGATGGAAGACAAGATCCAGTTTGTCAAGAAAAACAACTTCTCCGCGATTTTCTAGTAGAATATTATTCTACAAACAGCGGCTTTCATAGAAAAATAGTACTATTTTCGCGGTTTGACCGCAAATAGTTCTACGGCGCACCGCAAACTATGATATAATATACCTATATTATGATGAAAAAGGAAATGAATAACGGACGGACTGGGCACTTGGGGAGCCCCGCAGATTGTAAACCTGTCGCCTCTGGCTGTAGTGGTTCGACTCCACTTCTGTCCACCAACATGTGCAAGTCAATGGTATCAACACATTCTCTGGCACACCAACTCGCCGCATCTGGACCAGTAACTTTCCACACAAGCGGGTCAAACTATGATATAATGGTACATATAAAATAAAAAAAGGACATATTATGAATAAAGTGATTGAAGAATTAATGAGAAAATATCCTAAGAAGGTTGAATTCTCAGCAAAAATGATTAAAGAAGCTGCGGAGGCTATTGGTGAAAATCCTAGGTCTGCGTATGTGAATATTAGATATACACACAATGCACCTACAGTGCGTCGCGGTGTATATAACTTGGAAACTATGATGCCAAAATCAGCTCGTCCTAAAAAGGTTGCTGTTGAAATGGTCAAAGGTGTTGAGTCAGTAACAAACGATGAAGTTTTTGTTCCTGAATTTGATGCTACTTTTGTTCCATGGGGAAACTTTACTGAGATAGTAAAAGTTCTTAAGTCTGGTATGTTTTACCCAACTTATGTATCTGGATTATCTGGTAACGGTAAGACTTTCCAGATCGAACAGGCATGTGCGAAATTAAATCGTGAATATGTACGTGTTCAGATTTCTCCTGAGACTGACGAAGATGATCTTATCGGTGGTTTTCGTTTAATCAAAGGTGAGACAGTTTTTCAAAAAGGTCCAGTTATTAAAGCGATGGAAGCTGGTGCGGTCTTAATGATCGACGAGATTGATCGTGGTACAAATAAAATTATGTGTCTTCAAGGTGTTCTTGAAGGTAAGCCAGTTTTAATTAAAAAGACTGGTGAAGTTGTTGAACCTAAAGATGGTTTCAACATAATTGCTACTGCTAACACAAAAGGTAAAGGTTCAGAAGATGGACGTTATTCTGGTGCGTCAGTTATTGACGATGCATTTTTAGAGCGTTTCACAATTACTCTTGAACAGACTTTCCCTACTATGGCAACTGAAGAAAAAATTGTCATGAAACATATGGCTAAGTTTGAAAAAGTTGATGAAGAATTTGCTAAGCTTTTAGTTGGCTGGGCAGATGCTATTCGTAAGACTTTTTATGATGAAGGTATTGATGAAGTTATTTCAACTCGTCGTTTATGCCACATCGTTCAAACGTTTTCAATCTTCAACAAACGTGACAAAGCGATTGCTTTATGTGTAAACCGTTTTGACGAAGATACTAAAGAGGCATTCATTGATCTTTACGAAAAAGTTGATGCAACTATTAATGCTCCTGAAGAAGAGGAAGCATATGTTGAACCAAATTTCAAAGATAACAACAATTGGGAGGACGAATAATAATGAATTTATCTGCTCAAGAATATTTAGCGAAGCTTTTAGCTAAGGAGAACTTATCAGTTCAACACGGTAACTATTCTACAGCTAGCTTCGATGTTATGAATCGTGTACTTCGTCTTCCACTTTGGAAAGACAAAGGAAAGGACGTTTATGATCTTTTAGTTGGACATGAAGTTGGTCATGCGCTTTATACTCCAGCTGATGGATGGCATGATTCTGAAAAGAAGATTGGAAAAATTCCACGTGCTTATTTAAATATTGTTGAAGATATCCGTATTGAACGTATGATCCAAGAGACATATCCTGGAATCGTTCGTCGTTTCAAAAATGGTTATAAAAAATTATTCGATGATGATCTTTTCGGTACTAACGAGAGAGACATCAACAAAGCTGGACTTATGGACAGACTTAACGTTAGTTCGAAAGGTCGTGGATATGTTCCAGTTAAATTTACTCCTGAAGAAACTCCTTTAGTTGAAGAAGCTATGGCGGTTAAAACTTGGGATGACGTTTTAAAAGTTTGTAAAAAATTCTATGATTTCATAGAAGAGAACAAAGAAGAAAAAGAAGAAGAAGATGATATGGAAATGTCAGGAATGCCTGGTGAAGGTGATGACTCTCCTGAAGAATCTTCTGGTGAAACTCCTATTTCCGGTGACGAAGAAGGTGAATCTGATGACGAAGGTGATGACGGTGAATCTGATGGTGACGGTGAAGAAGAATCTAAAGACGGAGAATCTAAAAAAGAAAAAGAAGTTGCTCCTGAAGGTCATGAGACTTGGACTGAAGATACTCACAGAGAACGTGAAGAAGATCTTTTAGAAAAATCTCCTGAAAGAAAATATGAGAGAAGCGGTCAGCCAATGTATTCAAGCGGCATGAGCGAAGAGAACATGAACAAAGTTCTTTATTCGTACGACGTTTGTAAAGCATTGCGTGATGAGCGTGTCACAGAAGAAGATTCTGATGGATATTCTCCTTATGTGAGCAATGCTTGTGAGGAAGATTGGTCAGAGACTAAAAAAACTTATAAGACTCAAGCAAATTTATTAGCTAAAGACTTTGAACGTAAGAAAGCTGCGTTTGAATATTCAAGAGCTTTGACTGCAAAGTCTGGCAAACTTGATCCTTTAAAATTACACCAATACAGAACTTCTGAGGATATCTTTTTGACTACTACTCAGTTGGCACAAGCAAAGTCACATGGAATTATATTGTTCCTTGACCTTTCTGGTTCAATGTGTGAGATCATAGAAGATGTTACTGCGCAAGCAATTACTATCGCTATGTTCTGTCGTCAAGTGAACATTCCTTTCGAGGCATATTCATTTACTACTACTGCATACTGGAGACAAGAAGGTAAAGGTATTCGTGAAATCAAAGGTGAAGCTTCTGAACTTTCTGCTGAGAGTGTTAAAGTTGTTGAAATGTTTTCTGGTAAAATGAATAAGAAAACTTTTGATGAAGCGGCTTTTACTTCTTTCGCGATAGCTAAAGCACATTCATACAACAATCGTATGAAGTATCATTTGTCATCTCATTACCTTCATCCTATTGATGGTATGGGTTCAACTCCTCTTATTCAAACTGCAATGCTTGCGTCTAAAATCACTAAAGCATTTACACGTAAACATGCAATACAAAACACAAACATTATGTTTTTGACTGATGGATATCCTGATGGAATCAGTGTTATTGAAAATGAAAAATCTGATGTTGAAACTTCGCGTGAAGTAATGATTAACTTTGAAGGTAAAATGATACGTGGAAACGGTGCTCGTGAGATTTATAAAGAAACTCTTATAAGACTTAAAGAATTAACTGGTGCAACTCTTATGGGTTTCCACCTTGCGTATGATGCATCTACTTTCGGACAAGGATATATGAACGTTAATGAGGATAGAGATTTTCCTGATGTCATAAAAGATTGGAGAAAGAAGAGTTTTGCTGCTTGGAAAGATGTTGTTGGTTACGATGATTATTTCATAATTAAAATCAACAGGTCTGCAAGGTTTGACTCTGATACTTTTGAACCTAAAAAAGCTGATACTATTAATGATCTTAAACGTGAGTTCAAGAAGTTTGCGAAGACTAAAAAAGGTAACAAGCAATTAATTGCCAGGATTACTGACGCGGTTGCAGCATGAAGAAATTAATTTGTCTTTTTGCTCTAGCTGCTCTTAATTCTCAAGCGGATGTTGTAAAGAATTATTCTTGGCTTGGAAATGTTTATGAAGCATCATCTACTAATGTTGTAGCTAAAACGATTAGTCCATTAAGAGATGATGTTATTCAATTTGATTTGATTAGTTCCGATTGCCTATGGGGCGTTGGCGGAGGAGGACACGCAGATGATTGTGATAAAAATTATACTGTCGATCATCCTGGAGATGTCTTCCGATCTCAGATTAGACTTGAAAAACCATTTAAACAAAATGTCGACCGAGAATTTTCTTTTAGTTTTAAAGATATAAGTGAAGACGATGGACTTGGATATAAAGCTATTGGCATTACTATCTTTGAACTCTATCCTAAATGGATAGCGTCAGATCCATTAGGACAAGGACCTACTCATCACATTTGGTATGATCCTAAATCCAAAAATATATTCGCTGATAGTAATTGGCAAATATATAAATGCGGTGCATGTAACAATATCCCTGGACATATTTTAAGTAAGATGACAGATGGTTGGAATACATTTGTCATACAAACAAATCAAACATCAAAAGACAACGGCTATTTAAAAATTATCCATAATGGAAATGTAATAGTTGATCTTAAAGGTAAGACCTCATACGATGCACCACAAGGATATCAAGCTTGGTGGGGAGCATACGTATGTTGTAGCTTTACAAAAAAAGGTGAACCGAACCACAGATTTCTTTTTAAAGACATACTCTCGTTTCACCAGAAACCTTATCAACCTAAAATAAGTTTATAAAAGTATGTACTTTAAGCTTTTATGTGGTATAATAGTACCATAATGAAAAAGGAATTATATGAAATTTAATGAATTGAAAAACATTCAACAGTTGACAGACTATGTTGAGAGTACTTACTCTAAGCATTATGCATCTGCGAATGGTGTACAAAGTATGGATCTAATCTCAGCTTCTGGCTTAGGATTAGATTTTTGTCTTGGCAATGTATTAAAATATGCGTCAAGGTATGGTAAAAAGAATGGAGCTAATCGTGAAGATCTAATGAAGATCATGCATTATACACTCCTAGCAATTAATGAACATGACTTAAAGGAGTCCAGTAATGAAATTTAGTAATGAAATAAAAGATGTATTGAGTAATTTTCAAACGATCAATAGCAACATTGCTCTCGGTGAAGAAGGTGGAATGATTCGTTCAATGTCTACTTCTAAAACACTCATGGCAAAAGCTAACGTACAACCCGAAGCGCCATACGAATGGCCTTATGCATTTGGCATTTATGACTTAGGTGAATTCTTAGCATGTCTTAATATGTTTGAAGATCCTACTCTCAACTTTGATGA